CCCGACGGCACTTGGGTGCAAACTGGTCCTGCATTTAACACTGCCGAACCCCGAGAAGAATACACCAGCATCGACGAAGTTAATCGTCAGTTAGCAGAAGCACGAGAAGAACCCGACTATACCGAAGGCGGTCTGGTAGCTGAATATGATATGGATGATGACAAGCCCTACAAAGGCCGAGGTGAACCACCAGGCATGCCACTTACAGCCAGTTATCAGCAAGCTGAAGCACCAGAAGACGCTAATCCTTATCAGGACGTAAAGCCAGACGCAGATCATTGGTATGATCAGGTAGACCAAACAGAAGAAACACCAGACCCATTCATGGAAGATCTGGTCGTAGCCAAAGATCCTGAACACGTGGCGCCAACCGAACCTGTAACAGTTGACGTGCCCAATCCCCGAGCCGCCGAAGCCGCACCAGGAACCAATCGCGGTGTGATGTTTACTCAGCCCATCCAGGCTGACAATACCCCGGCCCTGGGCAAGGCTGCCAACACCGGATTTGGTAATGAATTTCCTGCCCAACCCGAAAAAGGTGATGTGTACCTGAGAACCGACTACTTGCCAAATCGCTTGTACAAATTCAACTCAAAGAAGTGGATAGAGGTTGACAAAACCCAAATAGACCTGTATGCTTATAATGAAATGTATATCAAATATCTAATAGAACAAATTGATTCAGGCAACTACGATATTGAAACACTCAGTGATGTAGAGCGTGAACAAATCAGTCAATATCTCAGCCGAAATGCATAGTAACTTTATAACACCCCCAGACCTAATAGAAACAGTATTAATAATCAATGCTACCCAAGAGCAGATCCAGGCCTGTGGCGATGCCTGTAGAGATCATGCTCATGCATACAATGTTTATTTTTATCACACAGACATGAAAGAATATGCTTGGTTGGCTGATGTGGTGCAACGCAGTGACATAATTTTACAAGAATCCACAGCCGAAGCCCCTGTACTGTGTCCCACTACCAAATTTGGAACGGATCAGGATTTAAAACAACCACAGGATTACTTTACTAAATAAACGACTATGGCATATTATCAAAAAGGTGGACCACTTGTATGTAAAGGCAACACCGTTACTGTCGGAGCAGATGGCAACGTGGAAAAAGCCATGCGTAAATTCAAAAAGAAAGTGCTGGAATCAGGACTGCTCCGCGAACTCAAAGAACGTGAAACTTACGAAAAACCCACCACCAGACGCAAAAAAGCCAAGGCATCTGCCAAGAACCGTTGGCGTAAAAAAGTAGCCTCCGAACAGTTACCTAAGAAACTCTACTAGCAATATCAGTAAACATCCGTTGTTGAAAAGCTGAGCTGTACACAAGATCCAGATTTTTTTGACGGCGGTGGTATGTGTCTAGCCAAATCTGATCCAAATCCTGTGCTAACAAATTGCCAATTGCAGTCATCAACATACCAATCTTTTTTTCCAAGTCGGGTTCTTGATCATAACTGTGATCAATGATGTCATCAAATACGTCTATGCCAACGTCTCTAAGATACTCGACAGTTCCCACAGATCCCAATATCAAAAACAGTTGTCCGGAGAATATGGGCTTCCAAGTTTTTTCACTGATAAACGTATTTTCAGTGCGACTTTCGGGCAAGTAATCTACGTAACAAGTTTGATATGTGGGGCAGGCATTACTTTCAAATTTGTCCATGTCATCCGCCACGCTTAGTCTAAGCGGATAGATCGAACGCAAATAGTCGGCGTCTTGTGCAGTGATTTTATTTAGAATGTCAGTGCTGAGATAATCATACTGATGTGTAGGGTCTGGATAAATCCACCCAAAACTTTTTTGTACTTGATCAAACCACGGCTGTTTGCTCATGGCCACAAAGTTTAATGTTTTATGAGTCCATGGATTTTTGGTCAAGCAACTTATCTTATGCGGTCTAGGAGTTACAATATCGGGACGTTGATTGTTTGGATCCCGCAACATACTAGCATAATATCTAGGCAGATGTACTATTTTAGCATGTTTATCGAAATGATAGCGATAATTTGCAGTGGTCAAAATAAACGCTTGTTGTAAATTTAATTCTGCTATCCAATCTAAGTATTCCAGTTCGTTGTCTTGTGGCCCGTATGTTTTATCAAATATTATTAATTCAGCACCGGGATTTTTGGCAATTTGTTCTACAATTACAGGTCGCTGGTCATCGCCGGGTAAACCATAACTGTTAACACGTATGGGTAATATTTTCTTTTTTGGGTAGAGCAAGTTATAAAAATACATTTGACAATTAGTGAAAAATCCTGTATAAATACTTATGTAGATGCCCGGGTGGGGTCTACACTAACAGTCATAACTTGCTTAAAATAAAGGAGAAAAACTATGACACAACTTGAAATTCGCACACTCGACTTACCTTCATTTGTCAATCAAATACATCGTCAGGCCATTGGGTTTGACAGCTTGTTTGAGCAACTGAATCGCAGTTTCGTCAACAGCAAAACAGACGGCAACTATCCTCCACACAATGTGGTCAGACTGGACGACACACACTATGTGATCGAACTGGCTGTGGCTGGTTTTGCTGAAAGCGAAATCGATGTAGAGCTCAAAGACCATGTTCTCACAGTCAAGGGCGAAAAACAAAAGAAAGAAGACGAAGTTGAGTATCTGCACAAAGGTATCAGCACTAGAAACTTTGTTCGCACTTTCCCACTGGCTGAACACATTGAAGTTCGTGGTGCCACTGTGAAAAATGGCATTTTGGCCATTGCTCTTGAACAGATTGTTCCGGACGAAGCCAAGCCTAAAAAGATACAAATTACATTTGCAAAATAAGTAATTATGTATTATAATAAAGGGGAAGGAACTTTCCCCTTTATTTTTATCATGAGCGAAACAATGTCAAAAACCAAAACACAAACAGTAGTTCGCAGTCGCATTGATCCAAAACTCAATGTAAAAGAACCACCACAGTTTAGAGTGGTTTATATCAACGATGAAACTACCACACAAGAATTTGTGGTTGAAACACTCAAGGTCATATTCAACTATGATGAAGGTGCGGCTGTGGCCTTGTGTATGCGAGTTCATGAAGAAGGTTCGGCAGTGGTAGCGGTACTACCTTATGAAATGGCTGAACAAAAAGGCATTGAAGTGACCTTGCTTGCTCGCAACAACGGATTTCCTTTGCAGGTCAAAATCGAAGCAGATCAATGATATTCAATCACATCAAACAACTACACGCCGATGGCAAAAAGATCGGCATCACATTCAGCACCTTTGACATGTTGCACGCTGGCCATATCGCCATGCTTTCGGAAGCCAAAAATCACTGCGACTATCTTATCTGTGGCTTGCAAACTGATCCCACCATAGACAGACCCGACACCAAGAATCGTCCGGTGCAGAGTATTGTGGAAAGACAGATACAGTTAGCAGCTTGTCGTTATGTGGATGAAGTAGTTGTTTACCAAACCGAACAAGACCTTGTGGACTTGTTGCTGATCTTGCCCTTGGATGTGCGTATCTTGGGTGTAGAATATGCTGAAAAAGATTTTACAGGCAAGGCAGAATGCTATCAGCGTGGCATTGAAGTCATATTCAACGATCGTGATCATTCATTCAGTAGCAGCAGTCTACGCAAACGTGTGGTAGAAGCCGAAACTCTAAAAGTATTGACAAAACCCAATTAATATAGTATAATACAAGCATGGATATAATGCTTGATTTAGAATCTTTAGGAACACGCCCAGACTGTGCTATTCTCACTTTGGGTGCTGTTAAATTTGATCCGTTTATTCCCGATGCGTTTGGCGACAGTTTATACTTACGTATCGATGTAGATGAACAGTTGGCCTTGGGTCGAGAAGTACAACAAGATACACTGACCTGGTGGTCAAATCAAGCAGAAGACGTCCGAGAGGAAGCCTTGGGAGAAGACAACCGTGTTAGCCTAGAGAGCATGTATCGACAACTAAACCGATTCACGGTTGGTGCGGAAAACATCTGGTGTCAGGGTCCTGCGTTTGACATTGTTATTTTAGAAAACATTTATAGACAACAGGGTTGGCCTACTCCCTGGCAGTTTTGGCAAATACGTGACAGTCGTACCTTGTTTGGGGTGCATGGTGATCCACGTGAAAAAGGTAAAGCTGGCTTGCATAATGCCTTGGAAGATTGCGTTAGCCAAGCACAAGGTTTACAAGCCATTTATCATGCACTTAAATTAGAAAAGCATACATACGCTCAAGCCATGGAAAAAGCATAATGCAAATCATTTGGAATGAAGAAGCCGCAAAAAGATTACAGAGCAATCAGACGGTGCTAGAACTAGAAACATTTTCAGTAGGAGATCAGACTATCACTGCCTACTGTGTAGTACCTGCTGAACAAGTGCTTCCAGATATAACACATCTGGACAACATCAAAGAATTACACCAAGCATTTATTGATGCATTCAACAACAAAAACTATCAGCTATGTCAGGACTTAGCTCCCGAACTGATTGGCCGATTTGGCGGCGAACTTGACACCTTCTATCAAGAAATTCTTAACAAATTAAAATAGCTAGTTAATTTACTCGTGTTCTTACTTAAATATAAGTAGGAGCTAGAGTATGCATAACAAAAAGAGAAAATACTCTGTAGTTGTGGCCCTGTGGTTGCCATTGGCAACCATGGCGGCTCCACTGCCAGATTTTCAATTCAAAAGCCCAAGTTTCACTGGAGTGGGTTACAGCAGCCATGTCTTGACTATTGAAAACCAAGAGTTTTCACGGCGAGCACAAGTGGCCAAAGACATCCAAGCGGCCATTGACAAGGCCAAATCTGACGCACAAAACACCAACATACAAAAGTTTCTAAACAACTTAGAGTCGCGTATCTACGCACAAATAAGTCAGAATTTAGCCACAGCCATGTTTGCCAACAACAACTGTACCAGTACCAACAGCGTGGGTTGTTCGGGCACACTCAACTTTGAAGGAAACACCATATTTTGGAACAAAGACAGTTCTAATGTCTACCTGCAGGTCACTGATACCATAGGCAATCAAACTACAATCACAGTGCCCCTGGGCACATTTCAGTTTGGGAATTAAATGCGTACATTATGCACCTTGCTCTTTGTTGCTATCTTAACTGGTTGTGCCATCAGTCAAAAAACTGATGTCACTGAATACCGGCCTGAACCCACACCCAACAAGATGCAAAAAGAATTTGACAGCCTGCCCCCACCCAATGGTAAAAAAGTCACTGTGGCAGTGTACAGTTTTGCCGACAAGACCGGGCAACGCAAACCACAGGCCAACATAGCCAGCTTGAGTTCGGCAGTGACACAAGGTGCCGAAGTGTTCTTGATCAAGGCCCTACAGGATGTGGGACGGTCACAATGGTTTGATGTGGTTGAGCGTGTGGGCATTGACAGCATAACCAAAGAACGCACTATCATACGTCAGATGCGTGAAGCCTATGAAGGCAAAGATGCCAAACCACTCATGCCCTTGGCTTTTGCTGGCATCATCATGGAAGGTGGCATCATTGGCTATGATTCATCCACTGAATCGGGTGGTGCTGCCTACAGATTCTTGGGCATAGGCCCACAGACACAATACAGCAAAGATACTGTGACCATAAGCCTGCGTGCCGTGAGTGTGAACACCGGACGTGTGTTGGTTGCCGTGAGTGTGACTAAAATAGTTTACAGCACAGCAGACAGTGTGGCTGTGCTAAAATATATAGATAATAAAAACATAGCCAGCCAGATATTTGGTGGAGCATCAAATCCTGGCAGTCCCACAGCCAGCATGTTTGAATTTGAAACAGGACTCACCATAAATGAACCCGGCACACTAGCAGTCAAGGCCACTGTAGAAGCTGCTGTGGTTGAACTGATCAAAGAAGGTGAACGCAAAGGTGTTTGGGAGTTTAAGAAAGAGGAGATCAAAAATGATGTCAAGCCTATTGCAACAGTTGCGCCAGCAATCACAGAACAACCAGTCAAAAAAGAACAAGCACAACCGGTTGCAGTCAAAACACAAGTTTGGCTACGAGAAGATAGTTACATCTTCAAAGACAAAATAGAAACCAGTCAACGTACCTGGCAGTTTAAAAAGAACACGGAGTTAACTGTGATCAATCGAGATGGCGATTGGCTACAGGTCAAAGATCATCAAGGAAGAGGTGGATGGGTTTTACAACAAGCAGTATCAGCAACACCGTTGGTTGTTGGGGTCAACGAACCAAAGGTCAAAAGCAGTGAAGCAAAATAAAGACCATGCATGGTCAAAAGGAAAAGTATTATGAAACAAACACTAGCCATAAAAATAACAACAGCCCTGCTAGGTTTTGTGATGAGTGTAGGTGTATATGCTACAGATAACAGCATTTACATCGATCAAACAGGCGATAATGCCACAATTTCTATCACACAGGACGGAACCGGAAACGTGGTCAGAGGTATACAAGGCACAGGAACCAGCAACACTACTCCAGCTGGTATCTATGGAGACGGCAACGAAGTCACAGTGAACCAGGTCGGCAGTGGTAATGTGCTGAACATGGGCATCAATCGTGGCACAGGCTCGGGGACCACTGGTAACACAGTGACCTATAGTGTCACAGGTAACTCAGCCGCAGGTACTATCAACCTTAACAATGCCAACGATAGCACAGCCGCAGGTAATACTGTCAGCATCACACAATCGGGCAACAATGCTGCCGCCAATCTTAACATCAGAGGCGACGACAACTCAGTGACGGTAAACACTGCAGGTGGAACTAACAACAGTTTCACTGGCACTGTAACAGGTGATACCAACACACAAAATGTTAGCTTAACTGGTGGTGGTGGTAACTCAGCCACAGTCACACAATCAGGTGATGGTAACAGTGCCATCATAACCGCAGTGGGTGCCAGCAACACATTTGGCATCACACAGTCAGATGGTGGACATACCACTGGTATCACGGTCAATGGCAGCAGCAACACATTCAGCGTGACACAGCAAGGTTCAGCAGCAGCCAATGTGTTTAACTACACCAGTAGTTCAGGCACTGGAAACTCGGTGACCATCAACCAACACGCCCGTTAATGGATATATAAATGGATATATAAATGTATAAGGGGAATCTACTATGCAACCTGATATTATGCGTACTCTTGCTGAGTACATACATGAACTACGCCAACGCGAGCACAATCGGAACCATAACGGAACAGACAGCCAACCCGCCTTCGATACAACGGTCGAAGACGACGCTCACTGGAACCCGGGGAACCAAAATGGAAATGCAGGACGCGGTAAAGACCACCGCGGGTAAAGTGGGCATAACCTTTGCCGACGACACCCGAGTACAGGTCAATGAAAACAGCCGCTTGGTCATTGATGACTTTGTGTATGATCCTAAATCAAGCAAGGGCGGTAAATTAGCAGTCAATGTGGCCGCAGGCACAGTACGATATGCGTCAGGACAGATAGCCAAAAATTCACCTCAAAACGTTGCTGTTAATACTCCCTCCGCTACTGTTGGTGTACGTGGTACAGACTTTACTGCTACTGTGGATGAACTAGGAGCTAGTACAATTATTTTATTGCCCAGTTGTCCACGTGGTTGGGTCAATGTAGAACGTGATTGTAAAACTGGAGAAATATCAGTCAGCAACGATGCCGGTAGTGTTGTACTCAATCGACCATTTCAAGCCACTAAAGTAGAAACACGCTCGAGTTTTCCCACACGTCCGGTCATAGTCAATCTCTCCCCTGATGCTATTAACAACATGTTGATAGTGTCACCACCACAAGAACTCAAGGAAGATCGAAATGCACAACGAGCCTCTGCTAAAGGAGCACTAGATGTGGATTTTTTACGAGAAAATGGCTTGGTCAATGTGTTGTCTACACAAGAAGAACAGTTCAGAGATTATCTCAGTACCAGTTTGTTGGATCAGGATCTCTTGGCCAATATCTTAGATATCATCAACGCACAGATGGCCGCACAGTTAAACTTGTTGAACACAACCAGCAGTGGACTACTACCGGACTATGTGGCCACCACAGGTGTTGTAGCATCAGTGGATGACTACTCAGTGAACTTGACCAGAGACGATGGAAGCAACGTTCAAAGCGTAACAGTGCCCAAGAATCAAAATTCAACCATTTACCAGATACAAGGATCAGTGGAGATCCGCAATCGTGTGAACTCGGGTGGCAACACTATCATAACATTGAGGCAGAACTGATGAAACAAGAAACCTTACTTATTGCTTTTTTATTTCTTCTGAT